TTGGGCATGCCGTTTTGGTCGATGGACATCCAACCAAGATTTCTTGGCATGGAATCCAAATGATACTGCTGCAATGGTTGATTTGGCTACTCGCCGATTCGTTCAATCAGTTGCTGCAATTCGTGATACTACTGCAGTATCCGCTGGTGATTCACCAACCACTGGACAGGCCCGTATTTTGACTGTCAGCAACGTTGATTCCCGAGTCCTCGGTAGCCCACAATTCGCAACAACAAATAACACCACTTTGGCCACTGTTTTCGCTAACTTAAGCTCACAAGTCATTGGTCCAATTAATGGTTCTACTGCAGTTGCTCCAGTTTCAGTTGGTACTGGTAACCCAGCTATTTTCATGCCAGCAGCAAACAGTCCAAATGATGTTAATAACCCATGGTATGGTGTTAACTCAGCTACATTTAACGACATTACCTACGAACAATCATTGCCTCTACGTTATGTCTCAATGCCAACAAGCATGATCTTCACTGGATTTATTCCATCAACATACTCTAGTGTTACTCGTGCTATCACCTATGCTGGATCTAATGTCCAAGTCGTTGATCTTAACAATCACGCACTTAACATTGATCACACTGTTAACCCATTACAAGGTGCCATTCTCCAACTCAATGGTCAAGAACGATTCTCATGGCAACCAGGCTCATACTTCAACTATGTTCAACCATGGGAGGCCCACTCTGCTACCCCATCTGATGGTGTTAACGTCTACTCATTCGGCCTCAACCCAGAAGATCATCAACCATCTGGTACATGCAATTTCTCACGAATTGATAACGCACAACTAAATGTTCAATTCTACAACCCAGATCCTGCCGGCGCTGCTACATTCCAAACTGAATACCTAACAGCTGATAGCATTTTGGCAATTTATGGAACAAACTATAACGTCTTAAGAATTATGAGCGGTATGGGAGGCTTAGCATACTCTAATTAAACGTAATATTAATGATCTTATTATATATATTTTAATTTGGAATCAATCATTAAGAATTATTAATGATTAATTTAAAAAATTAACCCTAAGGGGTAATTTAAAAAATTGAAATTCTTACAGTATAACAAATGCTATAAAACCTATCTAATAGAATCCTTTCATGGATTTTATTGCCTCCTCGTTAAAATTTCTTGAATCATCCAATAAAATATCAAAAGTTACTAAATTGACCACAAAGGTAATTTATTCTTTCAGAAAAAATTGACCACAAAGGTAATTTATTCTTTCAGAAAAAATTGATTTTTTAATACACTATAAGCTTCATTAAATTTGTTATATTGGTTTATTCTTACAAATGGCATTTGAACAACTTTCTCACGAATTCTCGCTAGCCGGGAGAAACAATCAGGATACCTCGGTAATGGCTTGGGTTCGTGCAATTCGGGCGATTGTTCCAACTGGTCCAGTGTATATTGTATGCACGAAAACATTCGAAACCAACAATGCCTATCAAAGAGCGCTTCTCCTTCCTCACCACATCAATTGGAATGGGCGCAATACCAACGACACTGAATACAGGGATAGATATTTCCGTAGATCAGATGTCGATGGAAGTATCTGGGTGTTCAAACGAGAACACATTGACAACGAAGCCGTGGCATATAGCCTCTTCACCGCTAGAGGTTATCAGCTGATAAAATAATTGATTTATATTTTTGTAAATATTGAGGGAAATCGATACAATCTAAATCTTCATTAAAATCGTTTATCAAATAATAAACCATTGAGATATAATATCTATCATTACACTTTATCGCTATTATTTTTCTATCATATACCACTTTATGATTTTCTATAATATCTATTTCTTTAATGATTGTTTGTAATTCATCGATTGAACTAACTAATAATTCACCTGCTACTTTAGATCCATATTTATCTGATTCTTTTATAGTCAAATAATGATTAATCTTATTTCTTGCTAATTTATATCCATGTAATACACATGGTAAAATTTCTTTAAATTTATTTTTTAATTCATTATTTAATCTAAGTGTTCCATATATAAACACTGAATTAACTATTTGAGCGAAAAAGTAATTATCATAATACTGATAATTATCGAATCTAAATTCACATAGCCAACTATCAAATCTAATTTTTTTATATTCATCATTGATATTATTTTTTATAAGATCAAAATTAAAATTACTAGTAGGTACCGTACCGCTTTTAATTATTGATGTATATATAATTTTTCTCATACAATCAGAACAAAATAATAATTCGTTATCATCATAATATCTTCCGTATTTTGAGGTATAAGATAATACCATAAAAAACTTACTTTTCCTCTTGCATTCATAACATTCACCTTTATCATAATTTGTATTCAAATACTCACCATTTTTTTTAGCACATTCTTGAGCAGATTTAATATATTCGTCTATTTCATAATGTCTTTGGTCTATAATATCTCTAACAAAAACCTGTAATTTATAAGCAGCCATGTGTTTTCTGTATAAATTCTCTGTTAAATCATATAAATTTTTATCTGCTAATCTTAATTTTGTTAATTCATTGAATTCCAATAATTTAAACATCATGAAGTATATATCTTCCATATAATATTCGATATATTATGGTATATGTAAATCAATTTTTTAGTAATTATAGAATCAATTTTTTTAATAATAAAAATTACTAAAAAAATTTACCCAAATAGGTAATTTTTTTATTATTAAAAAATTGATTATATTACATTTTACAATCCCTATAATCCATCAATATAAATGGATGAACCAGTAATGTATATCTTCATCAACTCCGACCTTAATATGTCCAAAGGTAAAATTGGAGCACAGATTGGTCATATTGTACAAGTGATTATTGAAGAGTTAATTAGAAATGCATATGAAAACCCTTGTTTATCTGAAGAATATAAAATGTATATGAAATGGAAAAGGAATGATAAAATGATTATACTTAAAGCAACAGAAGAGCAATTAAATGAATTACTTAAAATATCAATTGCTAGAAAATATATTGATTATGATAAATTAACTGTTGTTGGATTTCTACCAAATAATACAATACACGAAATCGCTAAAGATTATAAACTATTATAATACTTCTTCCAATTCCACTATAATACTTGCTTGTCCCTTCGAAGCTCTTTCTATATCTTTATCTGTTATTTTAAACGTTGATGTTCTAATATTTGCTTGACCGAATACAATGATATCAGGTTTATAAAAGTTGATAATCTTAAAACTTGTACCAGGTAAAAAGATAATTTCATTATCCACTGGACTACGGGAATATTTAGATATCGATTTACCAGTAATACTTTTAATGATAAATACTATTCCTTTCTTTTGATTTATTAAATCGGTTGAATTTTTCCATTCTGTACTACAGATTGAAAATGTTGTCCATTTAATTATAGTACCCAATGTATAATCATCTGGAATAAACTGTGTATCTACTGCACGATATACTTCTTTTTGACAATTAGGTAACAAATTTACTGCTTGATATAAACAGTAAATCAGTGGATTCCAAAGATTATCCGCCTTCCAATTAGATAATGATAAATTGACTTGTTTAAATATATTATAATTTCCTGTATATAAATATAGTGCTAACAAATGTATTGGTTGCAAAACACTATCTTCAGTAGCAACTAATTTGATGAGATGAATTTTTGATTCGAATAATATTGATTCCAATTGTTGTTTTCCTTCTGGAAATACTTTATTATTTTTTAATTTTTCAACAAATCCTAATAATGAATGATCAAATGTTTTGGAATTATTTAATTCTGTTAATGTCCCATTATTTACTTTCAATGAATATCCATCACTCATTTTAATCAAAGATGAAATTTGATTACCTTCCAATAAGAATTGTTGTTTCCCTGGCTGTAAATTTAATAATACTTTATTTTGTAAATTAGTTTTTCCCATATTTTTAACTCTATCCAGCATTTTTAATGTTTTATCATCTTCTACATTAAAATCATTATATCCCAAATAACTGGCCCAAAATGCGGGTGTCACTCCATAATCATCCATCTTATTCAAGTCACACTTCATATCTTTCAAACAATTAATTAAATGTTTATTTCCATTTAATAATGCTTGAGACAGAATATTTGACCCCTTCTCCATATTTAATTTAGTAATTTCATCATATTCAAAACATCCAATTGATCTACCATATTTTAATAAAGTTTGAGCACATTTCATTTCTTGTTCTTCACTGGTTTTCATTACTTTATCTAATAAGATTGATAATTTATTTGTAAAGAACTCCTCTAGAATCTTTTCATTGCCATTAATATTGGCATAATATACTGGGATCCTTCCTTCCTTATCCATTATATTCAAATTATTTTTCCCATTAGGATGACTTAATAAATATCTTATAACTTGTGGATGACCCTGTTTGATAGCAATGTGTAGAGGAGTCCATCCGTTCACTGTAGTTTGAGCTTCTATATTACTACCCAATTGCAATAATGTTTTTACTGCAGCTAATCTTCCATAGAAGCATGCTAAATGCAATGCTGTTGCTCCAGCTATAATTTGATTATTTTCAGCTGTCCGATATTCCAAATTTGCTCCATACTTTACACAAACTTTAATACATTCCACCTTATCTAATTCAGTTGAAGCTAGTAATGGACAAAACCCATCTATTTCTGCAGCTTCTTCAAGTATGCTTTTAAGTTCATCTGCATTAAGTTTCTTTAATAGGGTTTCTAAGATTCTATGTTGTCCGGTTCTGCAACAAATCAACACTGGATTATCCCTATTTCTATTATAAACATTTAATTTAGCTCCGGCTTCAAGTAATATATCTACAACCATATCAGATCCCTTTTGACAACATGGGATTAGAGGACTGTCACCTTTAAAATTAGCTAAATTGGGATTTGCGCCCATACTTAATAATTCGTTTACAATATCGATATGCCTATTACAAGCTGAAATCCACAATAAAGTTGTACCTTTTTTATTCTGGAAATCAATAATAGATTTGAAATCATCAATGTATTTTATTAATAGTTTAAATAATTGATATTGTCCTTTTTCACAAGCAATAAATAGAGGCCATGTTATTTCGATACCTTCATCATTTGATATTTCGATAATTTCATGTGGATCAGCTTTTTTATTTTTAATTAATAAATCTATTATTCTAATTTGATCCATTGATGGTTTTGCCAATATATCCAAATATGGTTTCCATGATATATTTTCAATTTGATCCATTTTTTGTTCAATTACTTCATATAATCCCTTTATAATAGCTGTATTTACACTCACATTCTTAGTACATTTAGAACTTAACCAATTTACAAAAGTATATGGCGCGCTATTAACTAATTCTTCAGTAACATCAACTATTTCCTTAACTACCCTTTCGGCAGTTTGATAATATCCATTAGATAAACATGTCATTAATAATAATTCACCATCAATAGTAGGTTCTATTTCATATTTCAATAATTCATCTACTGTTTTATAATAACCATATATAATAGCTAAATCTAATGCATTATGTCCATTATTGTTTGTTTTATTAATATCAACATCATAATTCAACATTGTCTTAACCATTCCCCATCTTCCTGCAGCACTTGCAACAATTAAAGAGGTTGATCCATTTTCATCAATCGCATTAATCCATTGATTAACATTATTATTAACCCAATTAGCTATATGGTCATTAAATTCATTTTCCTTATATTCAGCCCAACGTCTGCCTTGTCCATCGAATCCTCGAAAACTTTCTTTTAATAAGGTTTTTCTCAATGATGATCTATAATAAGGTAGATCTATAGTATTCCATTGTTTTCTAGGTACATAAGTACTTTTTTGTATTTGTGGTTGTTGCTGTATTATTGGTGCTGGAAGGGATTGTTTGGTTGCATATTTACCTTCAAATTTCATATCATTTAATTTCAATTGATTAACTACATTACCAGCTTCAATACTTTTAAGTGTTTCTATTAATTTCTCCAAACGTTCTATATTCTCAGCTTTAATATTTGATCTTGCAAAAATAGACCTACTTCTTTGATGTATCAATTCGCAATGTAATTGTTTATCCAATGATTGATCTTCCTTGGATAATAATAAGATTTCTGAAGCAATTTCATCAATTAGATATGCATACCATTCATTCCATATTTCCATATTATTTTCTCCATCAACATATTCAATATTAATTGTTATTGGATCTTCTTCATTAACTGATATTTTTAATTCACTATCAATTCTATTACATTTAGTAATATCAATCCAATATTTTCCATTATCTCCAGTAATTATATTCATTTTATCTGGAACAGATACTACCTTCAATGGAATAGTAGATGATTGAGCTATTACATCCAAGAGACTATTTATTTTATTAGATAAGCTATCGGCATCTTCACTAGGATCTGCAAATCTGTATGCCCCCTCTACTTTACCAATTTGTCTCAAACCATTTAGGAAATCAAAGTCATGGCCGGCACCGAAACCTATAGAATGAACTGTATAATCTCGATCCCATATTTTTTCGATATCTATCTTAAGTTTTTTAACTAATTCATTACGATTAGCTTTATTCACATTTGAATCCTCACCATCAGTCAAAAAAATAACCACCATTGAACTAATTTCCTTATCATTTTTATGTTTATCGCATATTTTTATTAATTCATCAAATGCAGAACGAAATGCTGTACCTCCACCATCTGTTTTACCAGCAACATAATTTCTAAAATATTCGATAGGCTGTAATTTATTGATTTCAATATTTATTGCTCGATCATCGTAATGAACAATTGAAGTCATAATTTGTGGTAATTTATATGTCATATCTATTATACGATTCAAAGAATAAATAACTTGTTTAGTAGGATTACCTGCCATTGATCCACTTTTATCGACAATTGGAACTAATAACGTCTTGAAAAAATAATTCTTATCTAAATTAGTTATTTGCAATTTACCGATTACAGTTTGATATACATTTTCATTATTGGATAATACATTTACTTTAGCACACCACTTTGATTCAACTTTTGGTTTAAATAGTTCAAGGGGTTGTTTTTTATTTTCTTCCTCGACTAAATAAGCCAAATTAATTGCTTTAGGTGCAGTTGCAGGATCATAATTAAATAATTCAGTGTTACATGATGGGCATTTATTTGATTGGTTGAACCATAAAATCATAGGCTGTCTAGAAACACTATGACCACATGGAAGAGTTATAGGATCTTCCAAAAGGTCTAATGTGATGGGGCACTTGAGATTATCCATTAAATAATTGCTAATATAAATTTACTATATTCTTAATTATTCAATTTTTTGGTCATAAAAGCAAAAATTGAAACATCAAATTATTTAAAAAATAATATCATTATAAATTAATGGATTCATTTGAAGATGATTTGGCAGATAATCTTAATGAAATAAAAGAATTTATGGAAAATTATCAAATGGATATAATGGATGATTATATTGAAGAACCAATATATTCAAAAGTGATAAATGAAGATAATTTAAATAATTTTACATATTGGACTTTTGAATAAAAGCAATGCTGCAATTACTTCGTAAAAGCAAAAAAATTGATTTTTTAATCCGATAAACACTCCTATCAATTTTCTCATTAGCATGGATCTTCCACACTACGCCGTAATTCTGCATTTCACAACAGAAGAAAATCCAAATACACAAATAGAAATTATCAGACCATTTAAGAGTCTTACAGCTGTGTATACCTATTATTCAAATTGTTTAAAACACAAAATCAATAATAAGGATGTAAATGGGAGATACATCCTATTTCTTGAAATCGTAACCATTAATAAAATATTTCAAACCAATACTGTATCAAAGAGATCATCTGATACTCGACCTAAAAGAGTAAACTCATCAAATACTCTTAATATTAATAGGAAAAATATTATTTCTAGGCTATTGGATCGAGAGATTCCTATCTAATTTTTTCTATTTTATCTCAGAATAATATATATGAAAGACGTTGTAATAATTGGGGCGGGAATTAGTGGTTTATATACTTGTTATAAAGCGCTCCATAACAAAGTTCCTAAAAAAAATTATATAATTATTGATAAAAACGATTATATCGGAGGAAGAATTAAATCAATTGAATTTCATGGAAAAACTATTCAATTAGGAGCTGGAGTTATTCGACCATCCCAAGTAAATGTATTAAATTTGCTAAAAATATTAGGGATAGAGGTGAAGGAAATCACAACAACGCCAATAATTCAAGGAGTAGATATTAATATAGATGAAAGTATTAAAAAGATAAAAGATGTTTATGACAAAAATCGAAATGAGATTGATAAACTTTATTTAAATTTTTTCCAATTTCTTAATTTATATTTTGATCCGGAATTTGTTAGAAAAATAGTTTTAGCAAGTGAATTTAATGATTATTTAGAAGCTGATGTACATGACACTATTTATGAATATCCATTAGATGATATTTTAGTCTGTAAGAAAAAGAATTATTATATAGAGGGAGGATGGATTAAATTAGTGGAGAGACTGGTGGAAATAATAGGGAGAGAGATAATTGAATTGAATACTGAAGTTAAGGAAATTAGAAAGATAAAGGATGGATATGAACTGGTGATATTTGATAAAATAAAAATGATTAAATCCATAATGAAATGTAAATATTTAGTAGTGGCCGGAGATATTTCTATAAAAAATATAAAATGGAATGTCCCGTTAGAATATATTGATACCTTGAATTATATAGGATCAATTCCTTTCATGAGAGTCTATACATATCACGATAAATATAAATTAAACAATATGATTAAAACATCATCGTTTTTGGATAAAATAATTCCAATTGATGAAAATATATTGATGGCAGGATATTGTGATTCAATGCGGGCAGTTCATTTAAAAAAATTATTAGAATCTAATCCAGGAAATAGTAAAATGTTGATTGATAAATTAATTCATCAAACGATAAGTGATATGCCGAAAACATTAGATTTATTTTATAAATATTGGGCTATTGGCATACATTATTATATACCGCATGATGATAAAAAACTTAAAACTAACTTTTGGAATGAAGGAAGAATAATATTTTTAGGGGAAATGGTAAGTGATTTACAAGGATGGGTAGAAGGTGCTATTAAAGATATTAATTCAAAAATTGGAAATATTGAAATTATATCATCATAATAATCTTTAATATTATTATTCTAATGACCAACATACCATTAGGCTTGACATTTGATGATGTATTATTGGTGCCAAAGAAAGCATTAAGAAGTAGGAATGATGCGGATATTCGAACGAGATTAAGTAAGAATATTAAATTAAATATTCCATTAATAAGTTCAAATATGGATACTGTGACAGAAGAGACGATGGCGATAGCAATGGCAAGAGAGGGTGGAATTGGTATATTACATCGATTCTGTTCGATTGAGCATGAAGTGGATATGGTTAAAAAAGTTAAAAGAGCAGAATCATATATAATATATGAACCATACACATTATTTATGCATGATACGATAGAAAATGTTTTTGAATTGATTGAAAAATATAAAGTATTTTCATTTTTAGTATTGGATCAGCATGATAGATTGATTGGCTTATTAACCCATCGTGATTGGAAGCATAGAAATAAGAATGAGATAGTTTATAATTGTATGACCAAAAGGGAATTTTTAATTACAGGGAAAAAAGATATATCAATTGATGAAGCAAGAAAATTAATGGTACACCATAAAATCCAGAAACTTCCACTTACCGATGATAAAGATAATATATATGGATTAATCTGTATGCGTGATATTGAAAGAATTAAACAAAGACCTAATGCTAATCTGGATAGTAAGGGTCGTCTTGTTGTAGGAGCATCGATCGGTGTAAAAGATGGAGAACTATTTAGGGCTAGGAAATTAATAGAGGCTGGGGTTGATGTAATAGTAATAGATGTTGCACATGGTCATTCAGATCAATGTATAGAAACTTTGAGGGAATTAAAAAACCAATTTCCAAATACAGATGTGATTGCTGGGAATGTTGCAACAGCCGAAGGAGCGGAAGAATTAATATTAAATGGAGCGGATGGAATAAAGGTATCAATTGGTGCGGGATCAATTTGTATAACTAGAATAGTGAGTGGAGCGGGTGTTCCACAATTAACAGCATTATTAAACATCTATCCAATTTGTAAAAAATATGGAATACCAATGATATCGGATGGTGGAAATCGTAATAGTGGTAATATTTGTAAGGCATTAGCTGCAGGTGCGAGTTCTGTCATGCTTGGTAGGATGATAGCAGGTGCAGATGAGTCTCCAGGTAAGGTATTAGTAAAAAATGGTGAAAGAATGAAAATAATTCGTGGAATGGCTGGATTACAAGCAAATATATCGAATGCTATTAAAAATAATATGAAGGAACCGGATGCATTAAAATTTTCAGCTGAAGGCGTGGAAGGATTTGTATCATATATTGGACCAGTTAAAGATACATTAGGACAAATATGCGCTGGAATTAAAAGTGGGATGAGTTATTGTGGATCGAGAACAATTGAAGAGTTACAGAATAAGAGGGAATTTATTAGAGTAACGAATAATGGTAATAGGGAATCGGGAGTTCATGATATAAAAAATTAATTTTCTAACCAAGTAATAAGTAAATGTTAACTCAATTTCAGAAGATATTGTTAGCTGTTATAGTAGCTATTTTATTTTATTTTATATTAACTCATATCCAAAAATATAGAGAAAACTTTGGAAAAAATGGTAGACAATCAAGTTATATTGGTGAAGATAATGAAGATGTATTTGATTATTATCAACAACATAATTTTCAAAATATTCAAAGTAGTACATATCTAATTGCTTAAAAGTTATTTAAAGAAATGAATACTTAATAACAATATTATGTCTGAAGTTGAAAAGAAGAAACAGGAGTATGATTATTTGACAGAAGATCCTCCAATTTCTGGTCAAAAATGGGTATGTCTTTCATTTTTATCACCTGAGGATGAAAATAAGAATTTCAAAAATAGTAAGATCCGTGGAATTAAAGTTAGAGGTGTTTTTGCGGATTATGATGAGGCAAAGGCATATGCTGAGAAATTAAGAGATACAGTTGATGGTAAATTTCATATTTTTGTTGGGGAGGTTGGCAAGTGGTTACCATGGGATCCCAATCCAGAGACTGCTAAAGATGAGGTCTATGCTGAAAAGGAGCTTAATAGTTTAATGAAATCGTATAAGGAGAATCAAGAGAAGGCGAAGAAATTGTACGAGATGCGTAAGGATGAGTTAGTTCAAAAGACATTGCGTGAACAGGAACAACGTAAGAACAAGGAAGAGAAGAGGAAAAAGAAGAATAAGAAGCCGAAAGTTATAATTACAGATGAAAAACAAATTAAGGAACAGGAACAGGAAGTTAAGCAAACTGAAGAGGTAATTAAAGTAGAACAAACATCATTAAAGGAGGATAAAACACAATTGATGGAGACTAAACAGAATGTAAGTAAATTGGATGTAGAATTACAGAAATTGCAGAAAGAATATGAGGAGGCGACAAAATAAATTTCAGTTATAATAATTTTTTATGTAAAACAATATTATAAATGAACATTAAAAACTTAGCATTATTAATTGGATTGGTGGGATTGATTTTTACTGTGATAAGTGTTACACAAGCATATAGTAAATGTCCACCAAATCAGACGATCTATAGATATATACCAAGAACATTTAAAGAGGAACAGGATAATCCGACACCATTGATGGATATATTTGGTGGTATGTTTTTCGATCAAAGTCCTTGGATGGGTTCTTTCAATATTTATTATGTACCACGAACACTGACCGAAGCGGAATATTCATATGCGAATACCAAAGATTATCTTACTGCATTACCGCCTGGAGTGCAGATAACAGTGAATAATCCTGGTAGTTAAATTTCATAATCATTATATAGTTTGGGCAACATGTCATCTGGACGCCACATTTTCTTTAATTCTGCTAATCCATTATATTTTTGATATTTGCCTTCTTCATTATATGATTTATTTAATATTCCATCGGTTTCAAAGAATATAATTTGAGCAATTCTTCGTCCAACAACTAATGGAATCCTGTATTCTATTGATGTATTTGTAATTTCCATAGTCCATCTATTGAAATATCCACAATCGCCCCAACCTGCACAAGAACATGTTTTTATAAAATTTCTACCCATAGATGATCGAGCTTTCATCATGGATGTAACACTATTAACACCTCCAATAAATTCATTTGTATGAGCTAAAATAGTTTCACCAGGATTAATAAATATTATTTTATCATCATCTTTTATATTTTCTAAAATAATGCCATTAGCTTTATAATGACTATAAGGTTTAGCTTCATTATACTTTCCCCAGACTTGTTTTACCATTGATTCTGAATAAATATTATAGATATTATTTGGTCGGTCGTCATTTAATCCTTGTTCTCTAAAAAAATATTCACCTAAAGTAACATCATACGAACTGGTATTTAAGTTTCGGGGATTGAAAGGATCAATAATAATTTTTTCATTAAGATATTGTAATATTAATTTATCGCTTAAAGCACTATAATTGGACATTATAAATAATAATTTAATTATATCAATTATTATTTATATCAATATTTTTATGTTTTATTTACTACTATTTGCTTACCTCTTTTCTTAGAAATAAGTGATCCAACATCAAATATAGGTGCTTTATGTTTATAATGTGAATCATAATAATTATTATGGAATTTTTTAACCTGTGGACTACCGATTAAAAAGTTATCACGATATTTAGCTTTATACCAGAAAACATTTTTAGTAATATCGGAAGTTATAACACGATTATTAATAACCATAACACCATAATTTTCGGTTATTTGTGAGAATACTTGATAAAATGAATCAAAAGACGGAAACATACCAGCATAATGTTCATGTAATCTTTTCTTATTTGCTATAAATGTTTCTGCTAATAGAAATATATAATCGAAATTTGATCTCAATTCTGGTTGAATACCCAATGAATATTGCATTGCTAACATATAAGTTAATTTATAATGTCTACCTTGATTGAAAACAGCTAATACATTTGGATCTTTTAACCATTTTTGTTTATCAGCCATACAATCATCCATAATTAGAAATGTTCTTGCATCTAATGGTTTTTTATGTTGTTTTATTCTACGTTTATTTTTCTCATTTATTAAAGTTTGACGTTCTAATACTCTAGGTATTATATCATCCCTATACTCATGAAAAATAAATTCTGGATAAAAAAAGTTATTATAAAATCCATTTAATTGATCAGTTGGAGCTATAACTGTACCACACGGTATATCTTTATTATGCCAAATTATATCACGGATAACCCAACTTTTTCCAGAACCCGATTTCCCGATTAACGCAATACGCGGATAAGGTTCCATATCTTTAATTTCAAACTTATTCAATGTTAAAACTGTTCCATTAAAACGAACATCCATCCCCTATATGAGGGTCATAGAAATTAAATTATTAAGATAAACAATAATTTAATTCCAAGTAGGCCTATCAGTTAGAATATCTTGTACTGGAGAGCCACTTACTATAGTACCTCCACCTATCATTGGTGGATTATAAAAATAATATCCAACAAACCATACCATTAAACCAACTAAGATAGAATATTTAAAAGATAATCTCCTTTTTTCTTCTTGTTTATCACTTTGTAAAGCGAAATAAGTAATAACAGCGGCAACAATACCGAAAACAATTGGGTTATTTAGATTATCCATAATTTAATTATAG